TTTGCCTGCCGGCCGTATGTCTTCAGCGCAAGGGGTAAGGCATGAAAGAACCCGTACATGTGCGCCATCGCTTCGGACGTGTACTGCGTTTGTTGGAAAGGCTGGCCTTTTATTGCCGCGGCCGCACGTCCGGCGGTCTGCTCTAACCCCGCAGCTACTGCCGTGACCGGAACGCGGAACGCCGATGACGCGATGTTGAACAAGCCGTTTTTCACTTGCGCCAGACCGAACAGCATGGAGGACGCGCGGGTCTCGCGTAATAGATCAGGAATATCGCCCGGCTTGATGCAGAATGCCATGTCTTACCTCTTGCAGAAGTTCTTCGAACTCAGATGTGCGGCCAGTCGCGCGATGTTCTGCGGGTTCAGGTCCTGAATCGTCTCATCCAGGATCGCCAGGGTCGCATCGTCAGCACCATCAAATGCCGTCGGTAGCACCTTCGCCGCTCGCTCAGCAACCTCTGGAGGCAAATCCCTCTGCGCCGCGGCAATCAACTCTCGATTCAGCTTCGCCCGGGTTGCAATGCGGATTGCCTCCCCCTCGGATACCTCTTTGCCCGCTTCTCCGGAAATGAGCTTCTTCTTGAGGGTCTCCATGAGGCTCACGGCCTCGGAGACCGATGTGGGGGGTTGGGGTACAGCCGGAGGTGGAGGCGCTGCTCCTTCCGCTTCCAGCCGTTGTAGGGCCTGGCGGTAGTTGTCCCCCAGCAGCCGCTTCGGCAGCATCTTGCCCGCCGCCCCACGGTTCAGCCGGACGATCTGGGCCGCTATGGACTCGGGGGTGCTCCCCAGCGCTGCGGCCGCTTCCCTGAAAGCCGCGGTGTCCCCTTTAGCGGCCCGGGCGAAGACATCTTGCAGTCGCAGGCTCTCACCCGGAAGTCCGCTAGGCAGAGCAAGTTGCGGGCCAACCCGTCCGGGGGAAACAAACGGCCTGGCCGCGGCTTCTTGGGCGAACTCCGCCGGGAGGGCCAAGGGTGCTTGACCGGCCGTCAAAGCCGCTTGGGCTTCCTCTGCCGCTGCTGGGATCGCCCGCCGCCCGAGTCGTCCGAGTAGACCCAGCGCCCCCGCGGTACCCGCGCCCAGGGCCGCTCCGGACAATGGCTCGCCTGAACGTAATCCGCCGATCAAACCTGCGGTCGCTCCTCCCGCGAGGATCCGGGCAGCAAACGGCGCGCCCAGCCCGCCGGTCAGGGCTTCAACTCCAGCCGCTGCCGCGATCTCGGGGAGAGCCTGCCCAGCAAACCGACCGATCTTGCCCGGGAGGGTCTCAGCAGGGATGTTCGGGAGATTGGCCCCGGGGCCTGGTGTAATCGCCTCGATGGTTTCTCGAAGACCGGTCTGGAACTGCGGTGCGAACCCCTGTTGGTAGCTTCTCACCTTCTGTTGATACAACTGCTGGAACAGCTGGCGGAACTCTTCGGGGGTTAGATTCGGCATCAGAATAGACCCAGTTGTTTCATGATCTCAACAATCTGAGTACGCTCTTCAGGCGGCAACGTTTGTAAAGCCTCTGGTGAAGCATAATACTGCAAGAGCAAGGCGTTCTCCGGAGATGTGTCCCCCGCTGCAATGTTCTGCAGAATGGCGTGGATGATGTCTGACGTTGGCGGAACTTCCAGCCCTGGAACTCCGACCTCTGGGCTTCCCGGACGGGAAACTGGTCCGGTCACAAAAGGTTCGCGCGCGGGCTGATGGCCACCGACCAGTAGATTCTGCTGCTGTTGTGCGGCCACCATCTCGTTCTGTCGCCTTACTACTTCGGGCAAGATCGCTTCAGTCACCGGCGCGGGGTTCGAAGCCGCGGCCATCTGCTGTTGTTCTTGCTGGGCAGCCTGGACCAGTCCCGGAGGCGGCTCCTTTCCAGTGACCTGGTAGTACGCCATCGCGGCCATAAAAGGCGAGCCTCCCTGCCGTGCGGTATTAATAATGATGTCCTTGAGCGCGCCGGCGTCGCTCTTCGATTGGTCGAGCGCGAGCTTCGCCTCATCCGCTGCCGCCTTGGCCTGGGCTTCGTACAAGGACTTCCGAGCCTCTTCCGATGCCTTCTGAGCTTCGGCCACCTTCTGCTGCGTCGCTGCCTGTTCCTTCTGCACCGCTGCTTGTTCCTTCGCTAGAGCTTGCGTTCTTGACGTTACCAGATCCTGCTGCGCCTTGTCAAGCTCTTGCTGCGCTGAGGCGATCAACGTTTGGGTCTGCTCGCCCGTTCCCTTGGTTCCGAGGGCATACGCTGTCTTGAGGCGATTCACATTCGCCCGAGCGTAAGTGATTGCGTCTTGCAACCGACGCTCTTCTATCGCTTCGAGCGGCTCGGGCGTGCCGGTGAGTGTGAACAGAGGGCGCCCGCCCTTTCCTCCCTTGAGATCAAACGTCGCACCTGGAATGCCCGGAACCGGCCCCGCGGTGCCACCGAACCGTTGCTCCAAGTCCTGGAGCTTACCCCCGAGCTGCGCACCCTGCTGATCCGGCGTCCGGCGGGCAATCCGCTTAATCTCCTGAATGAGCGGGTCCTTGCTCTTCGACTTCTGAATACGCGCAACGGTCTCCAGCGGCAGGATAACCTCGCCGCCTTGGGCCAGTACGGGAACGGTGTCGGGCGGGTAGGACGGGCCTTGAATGGTGCCGCCATCTGCGGTCTTCTGGGCCGGCTGCTGCTGCTGATACGGCTGCTGGTAGATGTTGTAGGTCGGGGCGGGCGCTTGCGTAATTGTTCCTGCTCGCTCTTTCCCTGTCAGGGCCGCGATCATGTCGCGCAACGCGTTTTGCTGGCGAGTCTGAGCGAAGAACTGCTCCGCCCCTGTGCCGACGTTGCCCGAGATCCCGCGGATCAAGTTCATCAGTTTCTGTTCCCGAGCGTTTTGCAAGCGAAGGGATTTTAACTGCGCCTCTCGCATTTCTCGCTCGAAGCCCCTTTCCAACGGCCTTTCCGTTGGAGCAGCTGCTGCCGCCATGCGGGGCGCCAGGAATTGCCCGGGAGCCTGTGCTTGCGCCTGCGGGCGCGTAAACTGCTGGCCGAACAGGAGATTGCTCAAGTAGTCCCCAAAGTCCACCCGGCCGTCCACCCGGCCACCGTCTTGGAAGCCAAGAGTACGCCCACTAACGAGCGATCCAGCGAACGGGTTGTACTGGTTCGGGTTGTAAGCGTACTGCCTCTGGCTCGCGGCCGGGGCTGGAGCCGGACTCGATAGGGCAGGCCTGGAGACAGACTGCGATGCTCCAAACTGTAGCATGGGCGAGAATTGTGTAGGCGGGGGCTGATTCCCGCCGATGAACGGCTGGTTCACCTGTGCCGCTTGGGCCGGGAACAGCTGCCCCGAGAGTTGAAGACCGCCTTGAATCGGATTGAATCCCAATCCTGCCGCCTGGCCGTACAGCCCGCCCGCGGCCGTCTGGGCACCCAACTGCTGCTGCCGAGATTCTTGGAACGGACTCAAAGCCGCGAGCCGCCGGCCGGTAGCCGACTCCGCTGCGCCCACGCCTGAGATGATGCCCTGCTCGCCCACACCCTGTGCCAGCCGGGCCGCCTCTCGCATTTTCGCCTGCTCCAACGCGCTGGAGGATTCCAGGTTCAGCGCGCCAAACCGTTCACGTGCACCCGAGAGGAAATCCTCGAACGTCCTTCCAGCGCGCTGTTGAGCCACCTGCGTCAAGCCCGACACGTCGGTCGGGGCGCCCGTTCGGAGTAGCTCCCCGGCCGTGGCCTGCGCTTGCTGCCCGAGCGGTCCGCCGAAGGGGTTGAACCCTCCGACCTGCCCCGCGGCAGCTTGAACCGGCTGGACGAACTGCTGGTTGTACGCCCCGAGCTGCTGCTGGATTCCACCGACAAGCCCGCCGCCCGCCTGCGGAGGGGTTTGATCGCTACCAAAAGATCCCCCAGGCTGTCCAGGCTGCCACCCCGGGGGCACGCCGCCGGGAAGTATGCGCCCTCCGGGTTGGGCAAAAACTATCCCACCCTGCTGGTACTGCTGAATCAACCCGCCCAGGCGGAGCCGTCGGATGAGCTGCCCGGGAAGCCGAATGCTATTCTGCGCTGCCATGTTACCTCTGAATCGCCTTCAAGACCTTGTTGACGTATGCCTGGTTTCGGAACTCGCCCTTGCCACCCTTCACGGGCCGAGCGGACCCGGCGTTGTATGCCGCAATCGCGGAGAGCCAGTCGCCGTACCGACGAAACTGCTTTGCCAGATACTCCGTGCCCGCGTTGATGTTGACTTCCGGATCAAACAGGTTCTTCGGGTCGTAGCCCAGGGCCTGGGCCGTGGTCCGCCGAAGCTGCATCAAGCCGGTGGATGGGTTTTTCCCGCCCCCGGACGCGAGCTCGGGATTCACAGCCCGCGGGCGCCCGCTGGATTCCGTTTGAATGATCGCATTGATGATCTCGGCGGGCACGCCATGCCGTGCGGAAGCCGCGTCAACGATGGGCGAGAAGTCGGGCACACGGCCGCCGTGTTGCAGCGAAATTTTACTCGGTACCGCCCCGGTCACAAGCTGGATCTCCTCCGCCGTGGGCGCCCTTCCGGTCTTTCCCGTGAGCGCTTGAACAACCCGCCCAACCTGCCCAGCAACCTCGAACGGAAGCTGGACATTCCCCAGCGCGCCTGCGGTTGCGCCTAACCCGCCAAACCTTTCTATCGCAGCCTGCCGTAGTTTGGTAACCGCGGGCAGGTTCAAGATGTTCTTCCCAGCCTGGAACTCCAGCCTCGGTAGCCCCGACTTGCGGGCGAAATCCGCCAACCGGAGGTACAGGTCCTTCGCCAAGCCTTGCCCTCGCAGAGCCGTAGGCACCTCGACCCGGCCGACGTGAACCTCTCCCGTGGGCTTAAGCAACGCCTCAATGAACTGACCTTTCTGTCCCTGAGCGCGGAAAAGTGTCCCGCCGGGCACGGCCTCGGAAATCTCTTTGACGGGGATCCTTCCCCCCTTTTGCCCTCGGATCGTTGCGCCGGAAACCCGTTTCGGCTGGAACCTCGACCCGCGGGGGAACCTCTTGCGGAACTCCATTTCCATCTGATGCGCGAGCATCTGCAGGGCTTGAACCCGCTTGCTGAAGTCCTTGGGCATTTACCTGCTTCCTCCGTCGTGACCGCCGGCGTCTACGGCGTTTTGGTGCTGCTTGAGCCGCTGGCGAGAGAGCCACCTTCTCAACATTGCCCCGATAGAACCCCATGACGAGCCCGTCCGCAAACTGCCCGTCATATATGCACGCGTCCACCAGCCGGCCTTCGATTTGAAACCCGAGCCGAGCCGCGGCTCCAGCAACGTTGGTAACCGGGGCGGGGAGGACCATGGTAAGCCTCCGGAGATCGTACTCCCGCATGATCTCCCGGACGACCCCGCGGACCTTCTCGACGTTGAACGCCTGTTCTCCCTCAAGGTTGAGAGCGTGGAAATCGGCAGAAAGCCCGGGGACCACGTTTCGCACATAGATCCAAGCAAGGTGTCCAGGTATTTCATACCACTGCGAGTCCCCGCCGTCCTGGAAGAGGAGAAATTCGAGCACTTCGGGCGGCCTGTCGGCATCCGCCATGTGTCGTCCGTTCTTGGCCCATGCTGCGCGTAGCAGTTGCAGCAAGGCCACGGACATATCCTGGATTTTGGCCATTTTGTTTCCTCATTGCATTACGTCGCTATGATAAGAACCAGCCCAGCTCCGCCGGCTCCACCGCTTCCGCCAGTCGTCCCACCGCCGCCTCCACCACCCCCTGCCCCGGCAGCGCCGTTTCCTCCAAAACCTCCGACGCCGGCGTTGCTAGCCGAACCGCCCAGGCCGCCGAAGCTGAAAAACGGCTTCCATAGCTGGGGGCCAGCAGAACCGTTATTCGAGCCAGCCGCTGGAGTAGCCGGTCGCTGTTCTGACAGGTAAGAGTTTGCAATCGCTGTACAGGCGCCGCCAGCGAAGTCGGCGCTGGTGGTTCCGGCCCCTCCAGATCCGCCTTGGCAAAGAGTAGAAGTGGTCGGTATCGTGATCGCCGTTCCGTTGGCTCCAGCTTGGGATCCGCCTGCCACTCCAGCCTGCCCGACTATGAGATCGAAGTTGCCTAGCCCGGCCAGTGGCATGGACCCTATGACTGCGACGGTTGACGCGGCCCCTGCAGCCCCACCCGCTGCTCCGGTTCCTCCCCCTCCACCTGTTGCACCAGCCGCGCCGGATAGCACTACCACGTTGCTGGCAGTCGTGTTCGGTGCGATGGCGACGTAGGAGAGAACCCCAGCCGAACCAGCCGCTCCCGCTGCTCCACCAGCTCCACCGGCTCCAACTTGAATATACAGCGTATCCGGCAGGTACAGCGCAGGAAGCGTAACTCGGCTTACTCCTGAAGAGCCGCCACTGCCCCCGCCGCCCCTAGCCAATCCGGCGGCAGCAGAGAATCCTCCACCACCCCCGCCTCCACCACCTATGCAGACGATGTCCAGCTGGGTGATACCGCCTGGATTGATCCAAGTTAGCCACTGCAAGTTTGTGACAGTCGAAGGCCGGTTGAATATCCAGATACGGTTCCGCTTACGAGGTGGAGTGTGAAAAACGTCAAGCATCAGTAATCTCCGCCAACAACCGTTGCGACCCAACCTGCGGCAACCGCCGTACCGAGCCCAAAGAACAATCGAAATCCTGGAGGCAGCGCCAATCCTAAGGGGTAGTCAATCTCCACAGTAGCGGCTGTAGCAATCGCGGTCGTCGCGGGCAGGGAGGTCTCTCCGTAAAACACATTGTTAGTCGCGGTAGTATTCGCACTCCCATTGTTGATGAAAATGCGCGCGACGGACGCAACGTTAGTTCCGCCCGCCTTGAATCGAATCCGTTCTACCCAGCTACCGTTGGTCGGATCAGCCGTGAAGATCAGCGAGTTATTCGCCCCGGCTCCTGTATAGTCGTTAGCCGCGGCTGTTACTAGCTGGTTCATGCCCGTGGAGCTATCGCGGGAGACCTGACCCAGTAGGGAATATATAGGAGCTGTGTTAGCTGCCATTATGAAAACTCCGCTAGTTGAGATTCATGCCCAGCATTGTTGCTGTGGCGAGTCCCAACGAAATCCCGCCTCCCGGACCTCCTCCAGGAGCCGCCCACGTTCCGTCCGCTCGGAGGAAATTGACCGTACCACCTCCAGAAGCGGGGGCCAGCCCTTTCAAGACGGACGTGAAGATGTCAAGCAGTGTCGTCGCTTGTGTTCCAGTTAGTTCTTCCGTGTCCCCAGCGCCCCCGGTGATGCGCCCCAGGAACCGTGGCGACGCCGAGACGTTCTGAATCTTGGCGTAGGTGACGGCATCGTCTGCAATGCCTGCCGTTGCTACAGTGCCGAATCCCAGCGCGCTCCCGCTTTCACGCAGCACAGCCCCGCTGGCCGCGACAGCCGCGATGTCGGCCGGATCGCCTGAGGAGTTGACGCTTCGCCCGATTACAGAAAGCGCGCCGGAGTCACGAAGTTTCGGGTTAGTGATCGCATTGTCCGCAATACCCGCGGTGGCTACTGTGCCAAAGCTGAGCGTGCTACCACTCTCACGTAGCACAGCCCCACTCGCTGCGACGGCGGCGATGTCAGCAGGGTCCCCGGACGAGTTTGCTGAACGCCCTATAACAGAGAGAGCGCTAGAATCGCGAAGCACCGTATCCCCAACATCATTGGCCGCTAAGTGCGCGCTGATATTGTCCGGGGCGGCGGTATCTTTCTGCCACTTGACGTTCACTCCGCCTGCTGGAGCCGCCGGGGTTGCATCGTCGAAATCGGCGTCGATGGCCGCGGCGCCGTTCACCGAGATGTTGTCGCCTCCACCGCCTGGAGGTGCTACCCAGCTCCCGTCCGCCCGGAGAAAATTGGTAGTGCCTCCACCAGACGCCGGCGCAAGCCCTTTAAGCACGGACGTAAATAGGTCCAGAAGCGCGGTGGCTTGAGCTGTGGTTAGATCCTCTGGGTCTCCTGTGCCTCCTGTAGTCCGCCCTTTGAAAGTCGCGGTAGGGACATCGGCGAGCTTTGCGTTGGTGACTGAGTTGTTGTCAAGCTCGGCGGAACCGATGGTTGCTACTTGGTATTCGCCGCTCTTGGAGTATCGTCCGCCTGAGGGCATGGTTAGACCGTCCCCGGCGTCCAGCCGCTTGAGTCCTCTTCGATGGTTAGAAAAATGGTGGACGAATCCGTCAGCGTGCTGTCTCCACTGATTATCCCGCCAGCAGCCAGGTGAAACGGCCCCAGCCGGATGCCCACCACATTAGCTGCGATCGGGACGTTCGTAAGGATCCGGTTTGCCGCTCCCGCCGCTTCGCCGGTCACACGCACGAACAGGTTCACCGTCGAGGCCAACGCAGAGTTGTTCACGATATCGATTTCTACTCGCGCGCGTCGCCCCGCCGGGACCGTGTAGTACGTTGCGCCCCCAGCCGGCATCGTAGCCGAGATCTGTGTAGCGACCGGGTTGTACGGATGCGTCTCCAGGATGCGGCTCGAATCGATCCGAAGCCGCGCCTCGGTCGAGGTCGAATCCGTCCCGGCAAGCTGAGCGAGCGCCATGAGCCGGCCAAGAGTCGCCGCCGTGTTCTCTGTCTGGAAAGCACGCAGGCCGCCTCCGGACTCTCTTCCATACGGAACGACATCCGCCTCGCCGGTCGTTTCGCTTTTCCACCGACGTTGTACGGTACCATCATGAAGGATGAGCTGTGTGCGTTCCGTGCCATCATTTTCCGCTAGCTGCGGAACCGGAAACCCTGTGGCGTTGAACAGCTTGTTCAGAACCGTCGTTACGAATGGCTTGAACGAAAACGGCTGCTTTACCTCAGGCATCATCCCCACCGGTTTCGAAGTAGATCCACCCCTCGTGGATTTCTATAATCGGAAGAGCGGCCGAGCCGACTGCGATGAAGGTTAAACGAAACCGGATGCGCCGGCCCTGGATAACAGTCCCGTCCAGCTTTGCGTACTGCAACGATCCCGAGGCCCCCCCGCCAAACGTTTGGCTGATTGATGTGTTGAACGTCAGCCCACCATCAATGCTGACATCCACTGCCACGTTGAACTGTCCCCGGTCTACAAATTGCAGATGAATGCTGTAAGGAATCGTCTGCAGCTGGGGCTCAGTGAGCCGCAGGTCCCCCGTCTCCAGGACGTGGGGCGCGTTGGTGAATTGCGCTAGATTGCCGCCTCCGTGGTCAGCCTGCCCGCTGTCTTCCGCCTGGCTATAGACAAACGTTCGGGGCCGCCCGTCGCTTACCCGGCCTCCTATGAGCGTTGCCTTCCCCCTTGGTCGGGGAGTTGTCACCGTCTTGAGCTGCCAGCTTCCTGCAGCGCTGTACGCCTGCGGGAACGTGCCCTCGAACCACTCGCCGGTACGGATGTCCATGATCCATGCCTTTTCTGGAAAGAGCCGACTGCCCTCGGGGACGAACAGCCAGTAAGTTCCAGAATCAGGATCGATTGCGGCGAAGGAGTATTGAATCTGCTCCTGGTTAGCGTTATCCCGTAGGAACTGAGTAAGCCCCTGGCCCACGTCTACCACAGTACTGCCATCGAATCGAAAAACCGAGATGCCGTCGATTGGGTTGCTTCCCAAGAAAAGCTGGATCGGTGTACCTTGGGGCGTGATAGCCGTCTTTACCGTCCGCAGGGCTAACAGGCCGGTTTGTGGGTCAATCACGTCGGGGATGTACGGCGCAGAGTCATCACCTGTGCGTCGGACCAGCCACACGCTTTGCTGCTTGTACAGCGCATAGGTATCTTCGGTCAGGGCCTCCAGCTTTATTACGCCGCCCGGGGCTGCGAGCGCATCGTAAAACCCGCTTCCTATGCCGGTAAAATCTGAGCCATCGCCTTTTATTGAGAACCTCACCCGCTCGGGCGTGTCTGTGCCCCCGTCGGTCACCCAGCCGAGGTGCACCCGCCCGTCGAACCCTAACACGGTCTTCCCGAACGGCTTCCCTGCAAACTGCTCAAAGATGCCACCGGCAGTGGGATAGCGATACAACTGATCAGCCCCGTTTGCGAGATAAAGCTGTCCGTACAACTGGGTCGCGTCGAACTCTGCTCCAGTGGGCAGGGCGACCGCCCCTCGGACGTTTTCAAAGCCGGAATCGGAACTCTCATCAACCAGCCTTTCAAAGCTGTGCGAGGTCACGTATATTCGATCGATTCCAATCAAGCCGTCATCTGCCACAGTGGTCGTTTTCCAGCCGTAGAGCCCCATCACGAGGTAATCAACCTCGAAATTTCCCAAGCCGGTTACACCTGCAGGGAACTCAACCCGGAAGAAGAACTGCGGTCTGTTTGCAATAACACCCGTATTCAAAACCGCGATAGTCCAGGGGCTAGTGCTCCCGAGCCAGTCGATGTCCGGGCGCGCTCCGCCAAGAGAAATAGCTGCCCGACTGGGCAACACGGCAGTCAGCTCGGTCCAGCCGACCTGCGAGGGCACCACTTGAATACGATTAGTTACTTGCCCTGAGGAGGAGTCACAAACCCCCAGTCCCATCTGCACCGTCGCGGGGCCGACGTAGCTACTATTTGTGAACCGCACCCGCGTGCGGACGATAATCTGATCGATCGCCAGGAAGTCGGCATCGAAGTCAGTACGGTCAAGGTAGAACTCTCCAAACCCTCCAGCTGTAACAGCGATGCGTGCTAGTGTGGCGCCATCATCGGGCGGATCGTCATCCAGCACCAGGGCCAGATCGGCGTCTCCGACTGGAACAAATCCGGTTGTGCAAAACCCTTCTGCACTAGGACGACGAATCTGGTGGAGTTGCAAGGTACGTCCAGCTGTGATCCCAGAGCGGGGGTTCAAGACCTCAGTGATAACTAGAGGGATTGCCCCTTCCACTGTGAACAGCGGCTGGGCTTCCATCTCCGCGGACCCAGCTCTGGTAATCAGGCGGCCTCGGCGGGCCTGAAAGTTTTGCAGCCTGGTCCACTGCACTTGATAAGACGGCCGCTCCGAATGCAACCCAGTAGTGACCGGAGAGAAGTCGAAGTACGGCATGAAGCTACTCTCCAGAATCCACAAAAGGACGTACAGCAGCTTCGGGCGCCTCATCTTCAATCACTTCCGGTTTTTCCAATCCGACAATCGCGCCGATCATCGTTTGAAACGCCGCTAGCTTAGCCGCGGCCTTGTTCGCCTCATTCAGGTCTGTCCACAGAAGGAAGGCCGCATACTCTTCAACCGGGGCTTGCCATTCGTCGTTAAGCGGGAAGAGCTGAGCCGGAGGGCCGACTACCATGGTCGGGGGCCTGCGCAGGTACGTGACACGGAAGGTCCGTGCGGTCGAGTCAGGAATCCGGGAATAGAGAACCAATGAATTTTCCTGCCGAGTCCAGCGGCGGGGCTCGCCCACTGTTGCAGCTACAGCCGTATCCTGACGCAACCGGTTGAAGTGCCGCATCGAGCCGCGGAGGATCTCTCGATCGTTGGTGGTGTTGCGCACCATGAGAATGGCGTAGAGATCTAATACGTCTCCAGCTGCAAGTGTCCTTAAACCGCTAGCCGAGACGTTGAACGTGTACAATGCCTGGTTAGCCACGGCGGTCACATTCGCTCGCCCCCACATGTCCTGAGGTCTGTACTTAGTCACGATGTGCAACACCGCTTCGTTGATCTTCGCATCGACGTTCGCGGTGATCCCCGGTTTATTAGCGACTTTGTACAAGACGTTTGTTCGCATCGTGGCTAAGGAGGCTGGCATTAGCGGTCGTACTCCTCGTCATCTTCCTCTCGGTCTTGGAAGATGAAATGGGAAAGTCGGTAGCCTGGGTTATCATCCCTCGTGGGCGCGCTCCGCTCGTCGAAGCCCATGCGCAGCCCGTAGTCCGGGTTCCCTTCCCGCCGCTCGACAAACGTCAGATGCCGCGGGTAGGTGAAGCCGCTTTTCTCGGAATCGAATGAGCGTTCGCCAGGGCGCGCGAGCGGAGAGCTTGACTGCCGGTAGACCACAGGCTCGGTCGTGCTCTCGTCAAATGCTGCGCGATCTTGAAACGGCCCGGCGGTGCCCATGTTGTGCGTGAAGCCCCCGGTGAAGAAGACCGCGGGCTGGCCCAGATCGCCGAGCGGGTAGCCCACCGGCTTGCGCGTGCCGGCCGTCGGCCCGGGGTTGGCGAAATCGCCGTCTGAAGAGGTCAGCCCGTCCGAGGAGATGAACTTGCGCACTTCCTCCGCGTCCGTCAGGTCCACGAACAGTCCGGGCCAGAAGGCGAAGTCGTACACGTCACCCTGGAACTGCCCCGAGGTCGCGGGCGCATCGGCTTGGAACAAGGTGTTGAGCCCCCGGGTGTAGTCCAGGTCCGAGCCGGTCAGAAAGACCGAGCCGCCAGCCGTGTCGTCCAGCCCGTTGACCAGAATCCGGCCCGAGCCCGAAGTCCAGGACGCGACCACGTGGTGCCAGCCGAGCGTGTGCGCATTCGTAGTCCCTAAGAGGCTCATACGTAAGGAATTAGCGGTGTTGCGGCCCTGAACAATCCACACTCCAGTCGTGCCCTTGGTGACCTGAAATCCGCGAAACCCGGCCGCGTCGCTGGCATCCCGCACAGCAAAAAGGTACGCCGAGCTGCCCACAATCGCGCTGGAGACCCGCGCCCAAAACGAAACCGTCCCTTGTAAAGAATCCTGCACCCCGGCCAAGTTCCCTGTCCTTCTTATGATTTGATTAGTGACCGAGATGCTCATGAGTGCAAAAAAGGCGGGGGACCTTTCGACCCCCCGCTTGAAACTAGTTAACCAGGTCACCCAGCGAAACCAACTGTCGCTGGTCAAACGTGCCCTGTTCCCACAACGAAAGCTCTACCGCTCCGCCGTCGGTGCCGTCCGCCTGAGCTAGGAAAAACGGAATAAGCAGGTCGGCGCTATCGAAGGTGAACCCCGACTGGCCCGCGGCGACAAGCGCGCCGTTAACCAGCCCCTGAGCCACTCCCGCTCTGTTAACCCGGACTTCGTAGATCACCGTCCCCGCGTCCGCCACGGTCTCAGTACTGACCGTAACTGACTCGGTTCCGCTGTTCAGCCTGCTGCGCGTTTCCGACGTTCCGTTGTTGAGGTTCATAACGAAGTAGTCAGTGTACGCGCCAAGCGTGGTCTGCGGAAGCTGGTTTGCTCGACGGAAGCCTAGCGAGAGGAAATCGAGAGCCGACACGTCTTCAACCCTCATGCGGACACGAAGAAACATGTCATCCGTCCGGGCCGTGAACCCGTTGACCGTCCGTGCGGGCGCCGCGATACTACCGTCGTGCACCCCTGCGACTAGAGCGATAGTCTCTGCTAGAATCGGCGCAAACTCGATGCCGTCGTCATTGGCGGCATCAATAGAAAGCGCCAAGCCGTTCGCGTTGTGAATCACCTGAGGAGCCTGACCAGCGAAAGCCCCGTTAACGAAGTATTGCCAGGGGTATCCACCCACGTAGATGGTGTTAATGTCCCCGGCGCCAACCTGCGCAACCGTGGAGTGCTCCACCAAGTCTGGAGTAGCAGATACGTCAGCAAACGCTTCGCCGAGTACCGGTCCTTGGAACTCCGTGTAGCGATACTTGACCCAGTCATTCCCGCGGAACGCCGGGCCGAGATTCGCATTCAATGCACTTAAGTTCGTAATGCCCATCTCATGCCTCCCTTAGAACCCGCGAGAACCGTAAACGCCAAACCACCGTCCGAAGGACGAGATCAAGGACGCGCGGCCCTTCGCCTGGAAGTTGCCGGTAGCGAACTCGATGAACGTCTCGAACTGAGGTTGAATCCGCACGGCCAACTGGAGATCGTGCTGCGCCTTGCCGCTCATCAAGTACCACTGGTTCGCGGCGGTGAAATACCGCGTCGGCAGGAACGAGCTGACTCCGTTGGAATCCGGACCCTGTTTGATCCAGTTTTCTTCTCTGTTGGCGGTGTCATACCGCGTCGCGTTCTTGAACAGCTTGGCTGCCAGGAACTGCGTGGTGTTGTCCACAATCGCCATATCCGGTGAGAAGAACCCAGGCTTGCCGGTCTCATCGGTCCAGTCGTGGAAAGCTACCACGGCCGTCTCGATAGCTAGCTGAGACAACGTGACGTCAACAGTCGGACGGTTCGCCTGGTTGGCGACGCCCGGCTTCAGCATCGTGTGAGCAGTGCTGAGGAGGGGAAGGCCGTCGAAACCGAGGTTCCGCGAGCCCGTGGTCACCGCCGAGTTGTTCAGAATCCGGTAGGACTCCACCTCGAACAGGTGCCTGAACGAGCGCCGCAAAGCTTCGGTCATGCGGGCCATAATTCCGTGCTGGTCCGTCTCGCGCATCTTCTGAGTGATCAGAAATCCGCCAGCGAACTCCAGAGGCTCATACCGCTTGGTTCCGCCTTCGAGCGCGCGCTGGAACTGCACAGCCTCGCCCTCAGCAACCTGCGGGATGAATCCGAACTCCGCCATACGAAGGTCATCTTCGAATGCACGATTGGTGTCCCAGATGTTAATCCAGGACGGGTACTCCGCCCGAACCGCTTCGACCGCCAGGAAGAAAATCTTCCGCAACGGAGTGTCGAGCAGCTCGGGATGATCAGAAGTTCTCATCACAGCCATGTCATCTCTCCATTACGCCTGGCTACCGGCGTTGTCAATAACCGCTTCCTGGAACCGGAAAATCAGTCCGTCGGAACCGGCAGTGAAGTTAGCCGCCGCCAGAGCGGTAAAGGGATCCTGCCCGCGCTTGGCGATGTCTTCGGGGTTGATGTCTAGGGTTTTGACCCACGTGGTGGCAGCACTGTCAACCACATAGTGTCCCGTGGTCCGCTTGACGATCCCGTAAAGCTGACCCCGGTCGTCACCGTTGGGGGCAACGTCCGTGTTCTCGTCCGAAGCCAACGTGGCTTTGAACACATCTCCCGACCTCGGGATGAGGACAGGAATCCGCGAACCGGCAACGCCAGTCGCGGCGCGTAGAGCAATTCCGAGAAAGTTCTGATCCGAGGGTACGCCAGCCGCACGAGCGACTTCAACGACTCCATCCTCGCTGCGGTCGAAAATGACCAACGCACCTCGGGGAAACGTCTCAGAAACGCCCTCAGGGTACTCACGAATGAAGGGGCCGACCCCACCTTCGTTGTATACCCATTCGATAGTGTAAGGCATTTGTTTCTCCGTTAGTTGTAAATGAGCTGCCCGTCCGGCCCCTCGACGAACGTGCGGACACCCGCTTGGTTCCCGGCAGCATGAAGTGCTCCACCGGGGGTCTCAAGTGCGTCCTGACGCTGTCGCTGTTGCTCCAGGATGGCCTCGTACCTGCGCATGGGGACGAACATCAAGTACGTGTCCCCCAGCATAACGCGGCCATCGATGGTCCGTTCGAACAAGCCCGTGTTTTTGAACCCGCCCTCTCCCAAACCGGATCCCGCGCCCCCGTCGTACTTGCAGAACTGGTACTGGTAGGCTTTCTGTCTGGTTATCAACTCGAACTGAACCCAGACGTAGTGGTATTCGGATGGAATGAGCAGACGCCGCTTTCTCACCAGTAGTTCGTCGTAAACGAACTCGGGGATGTACGGCAGGTCAATGTGCTTGGTCCCGGGGATGAAGTCGGCCTGGTTCTCCTGTTCGGCGGTCCTTTCTCCGAGCGCGCTTTTGCCCGTGAGATCTGGTTCGGTCACAGAAATAGTTGGAAGTGCGGGTTTGCTTGCTACCGTTGCGGCTTCCATGATCGAGCGAACCGCTTCGTTCGCTTCTTTTACAGGGGAAACCTCCGCAACGGGTTCCTGGGTCTTCTTCTTTCTCGGCATTAGTCCTTACCTCCAACGGGATAGTGCGTGTTCGGCCGGCTTCGACCGAACTGAATGTCTGACGACAGTTGCTTCGGGAACCGCTTGCTCTGCGCGACCTCGGCCCACTCGCCTGTATTTTTGAACAGCCCGGGGCGGACCTTGTTGAAAGCCTCCATCATGGCGGCCTCCGCTTCATCGATCTCCGCAGCCGGAGCAGGTTTTGCAACCTCCGGCAAGGGCGCAGAGGGCGCGCGGTAGGACGGTTCAACCGCACGAGCGCGGGGCACGGGCGAGGGGGCGGGAGCGGATTCAGCTACTTTCTCCGCCCGGGTCGCCTGCCGGCGCTGGAGCTCAGCGATGTTCACTCCGATCAATTCGTTGTAGATCCGCCGGATCTGCCCGGGGTTCTCCGCCTCGCTGGGATTCTCTTGGAAGTACTGCACGAGCGCGTCCTTGAGATCCTCGTAGTACGGATCGCTCTTCAGGGCATCCATCTGCGCGGTGAACGCCGTGACAGCCAGGTTCTGCAACCGGCCGCCGAACTCCTGCGTTACCTCCGCGCGGATTTGATCCCGCAGGTGGTCCCGAATTCTCTCAAACGATTTCAACGGATTGGCTAGGATCTCCTCATCCGACAGCCCCAGGTCCTGAGCCGCACGGTACGCCGCTTGCGCGTCCACCGCCGGCGCGGGAGCCACAGGGGTAGCCCGATTGCGAAACCCATCGCTTACCATGCGCTCTAACCCTTGAAACCTTGCGTCAAACGCCGCTTCTTTCTGTGCCATCTCCTGTTTGAGCGCTTGTAGCTCGGCATCCTTCTGAGCCAGAAGCGCGTCCGAAGATGGTTCTTTAGGCTGCTCTACTGGCGCAGGTGCGGGCGCCACGTCAGCCCTTTCGTACTCTCTTGCGAATTCAGCCATTTTTTCTCCTTATAGATCCGCCAGCTCATCAGTCAGATGGACCGGCGGAAGTTGATCGGCTCCGAGGAAGTCGGCCTGACGATTCAGGTTTTCCGAGCCGTGCTCCAGGAGATCCATTTTCAAAAGGACCTCACGGAGAATGTATTCCTGTTCACTGAGCCCCACCAGTAACGTCTGGTACCCGGGGAAGTCCCGGCGCTGGACGGCCAGGTGCTTCCGTGACCCCAACGAAGCCAGCGTTGTTTGCAGCCATTCCCGCAGCCGTTGCAGCTGGATTGCTGCGTCGGGAGCTTGCGCCGCCGGGGCCTTCGGCCACGATTTCGACACTTTGGACCTCCGCCAACAGTTTGGTAAAATCGGGGTTGAGTTCGTCCTGATTCTTTTCCCCGAAGGTGTCCAGGATGGAAGAGAACACTCGATGCCCACCCCGGGCGAATGTGAGGAACAGCTCCTTCATCACAGGATCGTTCCCTGATGCGCCAATCGCGTCGGCTAGACCTTTGAGTTGCGTGTACCACTGTTGCACCAGCGCGAAGAGCGCCATCTTTTCCTGGCGCTGCACGCTCCGGTTCAGCGAGTTGCTGGAGACTTCCGGCCGGACGATGATCTTGCTCTTCAAAAGCTCCATGTCCACCGTAGCCATGGCCTGGAGGAAGAGATCGCGGTCGCCCTTCTCTACCGCCGCGACTTCCGCGAGCTTGGACAGGTCCCCGTTCTGCACGTACAGCATAAGGACCTGCCACCACATCTCCCGCATCGCGCCGCGCATTAGGTCGATGGACCGGTCGCGACGCTGGGACCCCTCTTCGAGGAGCGCTAGTTGCGAGGTCGCGGGCGTGCGTGAGCGCCGCTCCATTCCCAGATTCGAATCATTGATCCCCGAGAGCCGCTCGCCCCACGACATCATGAACGAGACGTCCGTAATGTTGGTCACGGGGCGCCCGGTGCCGAGGTCGATGGGTATGAAGTCTTCCTTCGGATTGTCCAGGAAGATGATGCGCGAGGGGTAGACTTTCATCTCCTCTTCCACGCCGCCGCCCTTGCGAGCGAGGAACATCTTCGTATTCTGAACCTTGTTGTTGTCCAGGATGTCCCGCATCGTGGTCGTGAGGATTTTTTGGATGTTGGACAACATTTCGCCGACGCCGCGGTTGTAGATGCTGCCCGGACGCTTGCTGTAATAGAAGTGGACCAGGGGCTTCAGCCGGTGGGCCAAGTTCGCATACCTCGCGTAGGGCACGGTCCCGGTTTCCAGCTCCACGTCGAAGACGATGTCCTCGGGAATGCCGTCCCCGTCCAGATCCTCTCGGACGAAAACTTTCAGCATTCGCAGGGCGTGGGGCACGGCGTCGCCCAGCCCAATCTTCTCTCGCTGCTTCTTCTCGAACTCATCCCGTGCGTAAAAACGGCCCTCATGCTCTTTGAAATACTGGGGCGACTTCAGCTTCTCTTCGATCCCCTTCAGTTTCTCCGCCCGGCCGGTCAGGAGCTTGCGCAGCTCCTCCACCGCCTCATCATCCGCGTAGACCTTCTGCTTGACTCGGAGCTCCAGGTCCTGGAGGTCCAGGTCGAAACGAATGCCCACCCGCTTCGCGGTTTCCTTATCCTTCTCCCAGGAGTTGATGAAGACCTCGCGGGGGTGCAGGGGCTTCAGCACGGGGTGGTCCCACAAGGTGCGCTCGGTCTTCTTGATCTTTCCCCGCGTGTCAAGCTCCACGTCCATGATCTTCTCGGTCTCCCAGGGGATGTACACCCAGGCATCGCCGTACAGGACAAAAGTCAAGGAGACTTCTTCCATGACATCCTTGAGCGGCACTTCCTCTCGCTCAATCCAGTGCGAGACGTTCTGCCACATCGTGGCGAATTTCTCTACGGTCAGCCCGGGGATCACCTCGCCTTGGGCATTCGGCTCGATCATGAAGACCGGGTCGTGCGCCGTTGCGGCGGAGAAGTGCCGAGCCTCAAGGGATTCCACGTGGACCGGGATGATCGGGACCACGGCGTTTGAAGCCCCGGGCCAGGGAAATTGCTTCTCGGGCGGCTTGGCCTCGTAGTTCACCAGGGCCTGGGTCCAAGACTCTTCCGCCAACCGCCGGCGGTCATCCTGCACCGACTTGGCCCAGTCCCGGAAGATCACTCCGAGCTTCTTTCGGTCTTCCGCCGAGAGCCTGACTTCTGCGCCATCGGCCGCGATGTATGACATGCGAACCTCAGTAGGTCTTCGACTGGTTCCCCGACATCGGGGCGCTGGACCCGCGCTCGTTTAAGAACGCTTCCCGCGAGACGGTCTTCATATTAGGATAGCCCTCCACCGACGGACTCTCTCCAGACTTGGAGCCGTCCATGGGCATGTTGCTGCCCCGCTCGCCATTGAGCGCTTCCGGACTCACAACCTCGGCGCCCGGGTTGGGGGCTTTGCCCGGGTACCAATCCCCGGGGTATGCTTTCGCGAATTTGATCGCCATGGTTACTCCTTATTCCGATGCTTGAGCGCGTCGAACGCGACGACCGCGAGCCCCTGGACTGCCAAGGCGACAATCGGGCCGAACGGGCCGACCGCGACAATCGGGGCAACGACCTCCGGATTTTGCAGCGCGAGCAGCCCGGCAGCCGCGGCCACTGAGCCCGTGGTGATAGCAACGGCGCGGAACGCCTTGCCAAATGACTTAAGAACGCTGTAGTTCATTTCAGTACCCCCTTTTCCTTCTCATGTGAATCCTTCCGCCCTTCTTCGCCGCAAGCGGCTTCTTGCAGAAGTCCGACAGCGATTGAATTGACATGCCGGGGAAGGTTCTGGCTCCTTGTCCTTTTTGCTTGCGCCCGAGATCCGCACAGGCGGCGCGACGTTGACGTTCAGATGTTGCAGGCATTGGCTCACTTCCCTTTCAAAGCTTCCAACTTGCCCAGCTGACGATTGATGTCTGCAATACGAGCCGCGGCTTGCTTTTCTTCCGTACACCTTGCCCCAAGCTTCACATCGTCTAGTACGTCCAGCTCGGTTTGAGCCTTCTGAATCAGACTGTCCAGAATCGCGTCGATCTCAGCGTCGGCTACAGGATCCGCTTTCAGTGCCGTGAGTTTATCAATACGGGCTTGGATAGCCGCACGGGCGGGATTGCGCCGAGCAGCCAGGCAGTCTCGTTGTAAAGCAATGAGCTGTGCACGCTCAGCAATCAGAGCATCGATTTGCTGCTGAATGTCCGGCTGTGGGGGTTGAAGCAACAGAAGAAGAATGATCGTCAGCATGTTAGTTTACGCTCCTAGCTACTTCCGACCAGCGCTCATTTCCGGTTCCCGGGGTTCGAATTAGCGCTAGGGTGAGGGTGTCGCCGTCGGTACAAACGAAATTGGTAGCGGCTCCCGCAAGGTCTATCGTATCGGCAGCTCCCCCTCGATCGGCATCGTTGAAGGTGACGTTCGCGTCTTTGCACACCAGCGTTAGTAAGGCACTATGAGTGCTCGCGGCTCCAGTCGGTGGGTTAATGACAGAAACGGAAGCGGCAGCGCCAGCCCCGATCTCCACTACTAAAGAGTTTGGCGTTATCGTCTGGGCTGAGCCTACTACAGCTAAGTCTGTACCTTGCAGAAAGGATAGAGTTATCCCAGCGCCTCCGGTGGAACCTTTCAGAATGGTAAAAACCTGACTACCAGATTGAAGAAATTTCCATTGAGGATTCGCAGAATCAGACCGAATCAAGATGTTACCACCAGCGTTGGTACTGTAAATCACGGGAATGTTGTCGGCCGACGTTGTTAGAACTGCGTCCCACCCTCCACCAACGTTGATAGCATTCTCCTGTGCTTGAGCATCACTACTGAAAGCGGCAAAGTTTATCCCGTTAAGAGTTCCCGCCGTGTGGTCCGCGTTGAGAAAATTCACCTCTAAAAGGGTGGTGATATCACCAGAACTGTCCATCGCTGTAAGCAGCACGCCCGCGCCCACTCCAACAATATTATTTGTAACTTGCGATAGCGCCCCTCCGAACGAAGTAACCGGGTCGAACAGTTGAGCAACTATCGTGGAATCTACGCTAATGGTAAGGGCAGTTGCCGCATCAATACCAACGTCCCACCCTGAGCCCACTTTAATAGCGGTCTCTGTAGCGTCGGCATCCGCGGTGATAGCAGGGATATTGAAGAAGTTGAGCGCGTTGCTCACGCCGGTATGGTTCGCGTTGGTGAGCGATGCGTCAATGATGTTAACCGTATCGCTTCCGTTCATCGCCGCGAGAACAATCCCCTCAGCTCGAAAGAGGTTGCCGCTAGCCCCTGCCGCAGGAGGCCCGTTGAATCGGTAGATCGGGCTAGCGCCATAGTTGGGGATGATGCTGAACTCCCCATTGCCTATATCACTGTAGTCGATAACCCCTTCTACTGCATCAGCAAGATCGCCTTCAAACACCACGCCGGAGACTCCTCCGTCGTTTCCTAAGTTGACGTTGCCAGCCGCGCCATCGGCAGTGATTGCAGCAGTGAAAACATTACCGGCCACGCCGCCGCCACTGCTTATGAGAAGATAGCTCGTACCATCGCAGACGTAGGCCGACGAAGTAGTTAGATCAAAGTAAGGATGCCCCACGCGCGTGAAATTGCAGGTCGGGCGGCCCACCGTGGTGAACCTCGGGAACCGCGAGATCGTAGTCGTCGGCTGCCCCTCGAGCGTCGCCAGGACCCCGAAGGTCACTGTCGCTGCGAGTAGGAGCTTAAGAAGCCGCGCCATGAAAGACCTCCATGTACGCGTTCGCGGGAAGCGTATCCACGTAGAACCCTAGAAGCTCCGCCTCGACGGGAATTTCAAAGTTGTCCTGAGCGGCCAGGTTCTGTAGGTAAAAGACGATATGTCGAGCGTGCTGCGCGTCGTCCTCCCCGGGAAGTCCTAGCACGGGCGGCGAGGTCTGTCGATCGTACACGCGCACCGCTCCACCATCCCCCGTGTACAGCTTCACCCGTTTGATGTAGATCCGGCCGTCAAAGGCCACGGAAACACCATCCAGGCTGGGGCCAAATCCCTCGCCCTGGGCCGCGGCGTCGAAGTACCAGGGCTGACCAGTTACGTCTTTAGGCATGATTCGTTCCTTTTCTAAGCGCTGAGCTCCTGTTGGAACGCAGCCATGTCGGCGTCTTCACGCCGGCGGTTGATTCCAGGGACATTTCGCTGCCCCGGGAGCGCAGCCTGGGCATCCCGTCGCGGGGGCTTCATCTCAAAGGCATCGTTCGCGTAGCCGAAGGCATCCGCGCGGTCGCGTTTGTTCGAGTAGGGCCATTGGTAAAGCTGCTGAAGCAGGTTGTTCAGCCCCGCGAGATGCTGCATCGTGGGCCGCTTGTGCCACTGCCCGTTGTTCACGTAGGCGATTTGGGTTCCGATCCGCAGGTCTTTCGCCCGACGCTTCGGTTTCAGCTCCAGGATCTCCACGCCCAGCGGGAAAGTGCCAGAGGCTTTCATCTCTCGGAGCACCTGCCCCATTGCGGACTGCACATGCTCGGATTCAATCCCGAACCCACCCAGCCAGGTCTTCCACCGACCCGCGATGTCGCAGACGGTGTTGTAATACCGCTGTAGGTGGACGTGGTCGCCCCACTCTTCGAGCAGGAAGCGACAGCCGCAGGGCTGCTCGTGGATAATAAGGATGGCGGACTCGCAGTTCTTCTTGTCCGGGGTGTACGCCGGGTCCGAGACCGCGACGGTAGAACCCTGGGCTATGCTGTGGTAATGGTCCCGGTGGCATTCACACTGCATCCGACCGTCGGGGAACAGGGAGAAGTCTCGGATGAGGTCCAGGGTAAACCCATTTCGCCCCGCCTCGTACGGTTTGCAGAGGTAGTGGAAAAAGTACTTGCTCATGTCCTGGGACTTTATGAGCTCCAGCTTGTCTTCGTCGCACTCGGAGGGAAGTATGGGCTGCCCGGGCTCGACCGTCGGGGTCAGCTCCGGGCGGTCAGCGAGCGCGGCGGAAAGTTCAAACTCCCCGTACACGCCAATTCCCCACTTCAGGCGGTACCCGCGGCGCTCTTCCTGTAATGCCACATGGTGCGGATCCTCGCGGCCCCAAGGGGTGTCAACCAGCAGAAAGCCGGACTGCTTCCACCCGCGGAGGATTTCCTCCAGGTGGATGAAGAGGCGCACCGCGTCTGCCATCATCGCGGCAGAGCCAGCGACCTGCTCGTTCACAGGGTCGTCCAGAACGATGTAACTGTGGTGCTGCGAGGCCAGCCCCGAGTTGATCGAGTACGCAGTGATGGACGCTTGCACGTCCGTGCCGTACTCCCGATCCCGCCGGACGATGATTTCTTCCTCGTCCCACTTCTCGCCGGGCCGGATCTCGGGGTAGAGCCAACGGAAGAACCCGTTGTACTTGATGATCTCCTTGATCGCGCGCAGCCACTTCTTCGTGTTATCGTTGTCCGCGGAGATCAGGGCGATAGTAAGGTTTCGATCCACGCACGAGAGCAGCCACAAGGGGAATGCGATGGAGCAAATCGTGGACTTGAAATGTTCCCGCGGCATCCAAGCGTGCTTTCTATAGGAGCGCGGGGGACCACCGTTGAATGGGTGCAGCTGAATAAAGTTGGCAAATCCTCGGTGAAGGTCCCAGGAGAGACGGTCGAAGCCGCAGACAGC